GAAAAGCAATTTGCAGGATATTGTTCACCCACAGTTGTGCGTATGCTACAAGAAAATCCTGCATTGATCAAAGAAGGCATGAAGCGAGAGATATCAATATGCTTCTCAGACTTGCGTGGCTTCACACCATTAGGTGAAAGTTTTGGAGATGATGTACAAGGACTCACAAAACTAATGAATGGTTATATGGATGCTATCACACAACCTGTACTTGATGCAGACGGTATGATTATCAAGTACATAGGTGATGCAAGTATGCATATACACAATGCACCAAACGATGATGCAAAGCATGAACACTCAGCAGTGCAAACAGGTTTGGATATGCTGAGAGCAGTGGAGAAATTTAATGATAAGATCACAGCAGAGGGAAGACCTCCAATTGGTATGGGGGCTGGCATTAACACTGGCGTTGGTTATCTCGGTGAGATGGGCTCTACAAGCAGACATAGTTATGATGTACTTGGAGATGCTGTATCAACTGCCGCACGAATTGAGTCTAAGTGTAAGGAATACGGGTGCTTACTATTAGTCGGTGGTAGTACATATCACAAAACTAAAAACGAATTCTTTTATTTAAAAGTTGACGACTTGGCAGTTAAAGGCAAAACAATAGGCATTGAAATATACACTGTACTTGATTATAAAGCAGATAAACATGCTAAGTCTAAAGAGATGCATAATGCAATGCATACACATTATAGAAACCAAGAGTTTGATAGAGCAATTAAATTGTGTAAATTATTAGAGACGCATTTTGATGGTAAGATGAAAGGTTATTATGATATGTGGATTGAGCGTTGCGAATTTCAAAAGACTCAAACACTTCCAAAAGATTGGGATGGAATATTTATTGCTACAAGTAAATAATTATTCGTCCGGTCGCCAGTTTTGTAAATTAAGAAAGAAGTTGTAATAATGTCTTGCATCTTTTATCAATTGTCTTGCATGAAATAATTCAAGCGGTATCTGTTCTTCTTCTAATTTTAACATAGGCCAGTAGTAACGTTGTATCACACGTTCTAAACGTTTTATATCATGTGACATTGCATCAAGCATAGCATTATTAAATGATTTATCAGTTACTAATTCTGCAAGCCATTGATGATATTCATCTTCTGAATCGTATGCTCTTGTTAAATTACGTGCTTCGTAATATAATGCACGTATAGGATTTATATCTGGGCGATATCTATTAAGAACTCTTGGGAAACTAAAATGTTTATCACGTGTTCGTGCCGCTTTCATACCAGCAGTGTATTCTTTGCGTAATGCTTTTTTTAATTCGTCAACATTACTGTCTAAAAATTCTGTATATTCTTTTATTAATTTTTTACCCCAACGCTGATAACGTTTTGGCATATGTTCTAAACAGGACTCTATATCGTCAATGGTCCAAAGTCCATCTAATAAATCATGTGGAATGGTTTTTGTTCTGCTATATTTGTCTAACTCTGCTTGAATACGTAGACAAGTAAAATTAACTATTTTAGACACAATACTCTTACCTATTAATGTTCAATATAGTGTGTATTTTGTCCGTGCCTCTGTTCTTGTTCAGTGTAATATGTGCGCCTTGGTGTAATGGTCTCGGCCATACCCCAACATCTACCCAAGCATACCCGGCACTTTCTCCATTTAATACTGGCGAAAATTCCTCTTCTACTACATAAACAAAACTGTAATAGTAAAAGTTCTTGTCTTTGCTTTGGTAAACATCGATAGGATTTAGTTTTTTAAGTTCTGGAATAAAGCCTATTTCTTCTGTTAGTTCTCGTTGGATGCATTCGTACGGAGATTCTTTATCTTCAATCATGCCTCCCCAAAAACCCCATGTGTGATTGAAACGTTTGTTGCCTTCGCGTAATTGCAACATACATCTTCCCGTATCTTTAGCAAGAAAAACAACACCGGCGGCTACTGTCAAAGTATCAACCTCCAGTACCCTGGATTATATGTTCCTTGCCAACTGCTAATCCATTGTGTACCAGTCCATTTGAATTGTGCATTTGTGTATGCATTAGTAACAAATGCTTCGCTGTCAACTGCTGAACTGTCAAATGCAACAATCCATTTTGCACCGTCGTATTCTACTATGTCGTTTGCTTTTGCTTCTATGCCCCATTCAACATAATCGATACTGACATCTTCTGACAGTAAATATCTTTGCCCAAGTGCTGAACCTAACAGTACATCACCGGGTCTACTTGCTCTTGGGTCTATAATTTTATCTACATTAGCAATAGTGTCAGTGGGCAACGTGTCTGCATCTAAATTAAATATCAATGTGTCTTCTGCTATTGGATTTTTAGAAATGCTACCTATAACTAATTTGGTTCTGTCCTGTATATTGTCTTCTAAATTTAATTCTATCCTACTGGTATTAGATAACTCACCTTGCATTTCAATGATGTCTGCCCATTTTTGACCTACACCTGCTGAGTTTATCAATGTTGCACTACCAGATGCTATTTGAATTTGGTAATCCCCAGGGGCAACAACCACAACAGCATCATCTGGTACTTGACTAAAGAAGTCATGATAGTCTTCGCTGTACCCTAAGTTTGATATGTCTGTTGTTTTGTAAATATCATTTACTATTCGTTGTATAATTTTTTGTCTTTGTACTTTTGCAGGTGGTGATATCCAAATTGGCACAGCAAATGTTAATGTTGCTATGTCTAATTGCTCATCTACGCCTGCAGGTATACCTCTACTGCTCCACTGTATGTCAGTCATCTCAACTTCAAACACACTGGTCCAGTCAAGAGGATTATCATTTGATTGCAGTTGTATACTTGGGTTAAATAATACAAATACTTGTTCTAAAATTTGTAATTTTGTATCAGTGTTAGTGGTCCATATATCAACTTGTATATTTAAGTTATACGGTACTGGCATATAACGTTGTGTAGTGTACAAGTTACCTTGATCACTTGTATAACGTTTGTCTTCTTTGTTCCAGTCACGTTCAGCAACTTGCGTGGTGTCTACATGATACGGTTCAGCAGTTCTATCTCTTGCTGGCTGTATGCTTTGTATACCTATAGTAATTTGAGGTGCATTATTAATTGCATTCTCAGAATTGTTACGCAATATTTGTGCAACCATTCTACTCATGTCACCATAACGTGCAGGAACTCTATTGTAGTGAACACCATTTTCGGTATTTTCTTTTACTTGAAAGTTTGAGAATACTCTGACAAGTTGAATTAGATAACGTTTTATCTGTTCATCGTACCAGTAATCTAAATTTTTACCTGCCATTGTCTGCTTTTATCCATTGTCCGTTAACATACTGTACAAGATTGCCAGACGTATCTAAAGTATACTCGCCCTCTTCTGGAAATTGAGGTTCTTTTACTCTGATGTCTGACATTTATTTCTCTCTAACAGTTCTAACACATAACTTAACTCACCTACACATTTATCTATTACCATGTGTGCAGTTTCGTTATCGTTTTTAGTTCGTTCTTTAACAAGCATATCAATTCTTACGTTGATATATTCGATTGGGTCACGAACTTTTGACCCTCTCCTCATTTATACGTTCTCTAATCTTTCCATTAATCTTTCAGCACGATTAGTAACTTGTTTATGCCATCTTGAATCTCTGCCTTCCTTGGCCGCTTCCTTCCAATCCCCTTCAAGTATTCCGGCATGCATTTTCTTAAACTTACTTAGTCTTGTCCTGCCCATATTAAACATCATATTGACCAGGATCTGCTGGACTTCGTCTGGTAAATCTCCAAATACCCCTGCTTCGTATAGCAATTCACACTCGCTAATTGCGGTGTCGAGGTCTTTTTCAAAGCACTCTCGTACTCTTTCTTCTGAAACCGGAGTGCCAATTTCTGCTCCGTGCTCAGGATCTGACTCCAATACCAAGTGACCCACACCAAAAGTCGGATATCCGAGATGATCGTGGTAAATTTCATTTACTACTCCTTCGTCTATTTTTAACTGTTCGAAAACAGCCTCCCTATCTAATTTTGTATCTTTTCCAAAAAACATTTTTTCTCCTAATCGTCTGTTCGTGGTTTAATAACCTTACTTAAATTTGTTTTTTCGTTTCTTATTTCGCCATCTTCAACAAAACTTGAATCGTTATTTATAAATGATGTTAATGCTCTATTTGCCGCCGCCCACGAGCGTTGATTATCGTCACTAATTTTAATCCATCTTGTTCCGTCTTTTCTAAACAACCTGTTAGGTGTAAAGTCTGTACGTAAAAAGTATGAACCGTTAGCAATATTTGTAACTGGGAATGTTTCGCCACTGCCTACCAGAGTGGCTCCATTGGGTGGAGTATTACCGTCCGCCCCAAATTGTAAATCGATACGAGGTTTACCTGATGCTTCATCATAATATAAATGAGAAGTATCTCTAACCTGCGGATCGCTTGGCACATCGCTTTCTGCTTGGGTAAGTATTGCATCATTGATGATAATTTCATCTGCATACTTACTCATTAAGTTACGCAAGTCGCCTTCTTCTTCGCCAGTGCCAAGTATATCTCTGTATTCTTGACTGTCTGTTATAGGACCAAGTTTTACTCTCCACAAGTGTGACCACCAACGTGGATCATATCCTTCTGCAGGTCTTGAACCTTCTTGCACTACATAAAATCTATTTATTGCTTCGTCACTGCCCAGTAATAAATCATCACGTAAATGTGGTAATTCTAAAACATCACCTGGCATTAGTTTTCTTCCTATTGCATCTACCATACTTTCTGTATGAAAATTCATAAACAGTGTATCGTTTGCAAGAAAGGCACCAAACTGTGTTAGATCAAATGCATCATTATCGCCTAAGTTATATTGCCCACGCAGTTCAAAAATGTCTTTACTGTATTTTCTATCTCTGTTTTCCAAAAATAATAAATCTTGTATAAACAATTCATTGGTGTTTACTCCACCTGGTCTGGTCGGGTCATTTGTTGTATCGCTATCGGTAATCCCCATATATTTGTGTATGTGGACACCTGTTCCTCCGGCATAGATATGCTCTCCAACTATTCTATCGATAAAGTTGAAGTCATGTGTTTTAACCGGATTCCATAAACTTAATTTAGGCATAACACTATTTATCAGAACTTTCGCCATGCAAAAATAGTACTGATAAATATTGGTATGATGCAACACAAGTTATACCAAAAAGGCGCAAGGCCGGTACGCAGTAAAGAACTTTTAGATTTTTATGAGAACACTACCCCTGCAGAAGTAACAATGTCTGAATATGAAGACACATGGAGAGAGTGGATTAATTACACTGACATGAAATCTATAGAAGGTCTTGATAACTTTCCCACAGCACATTATACACAAGGCACAAGTCAGGCCTTTGATAATTTTATTTTGCGCCATTGTAAAACAAGACAAATAAATGCATTACTTGGCGACTTCCAATATCATGCATGCCAAGGTAAACATGTAGATTTTGCTTACATAGATGATGTAAACTCTGACAGATTTGTCGGTAGAGGACTGAATGCATTAATTATATCAGCACCATTTAGTGACTTTGGTTGTATGCACCCTGAATTTGAACGCATGATGCGTATATGTTGTACATTAGATATACCTGTGTGCTTAGACTTAGCATATTGGGGTATATGTAAGAACATACACATAGACTTAGACAAATATCCATGCATAGAAGAAGTTGTATTCAGTCTTAGCAAGCCTTTTTTCCCTCTTGAAACACACAGAGTTGGTATTCGATTCTCAAGAAAACCAACTGATGACGGTGTTACAATGATCAACGATGTTGGTTACCAAAATAAAACAAGCATGAACTTAGGTGTACACTTTATGAAACACTTTGATCCTGATTGGAATTGGAATAAACACGGCAAAGAATATGAAAGAGTGTGTGAAGCAGAAAATTTAGTATACACCGATACCCTGTTATTTGGTTTAGGTGACGAAGAAAGACATTACATGTATTCCAGAGGCGTTCCTGGTAATTTTAGAGTCTGTATTTCAGACTTTATGAGCGATTGTTAAATAAATAGTAGCATGATAGTTAACACACACAATGACTGGGACCCGTTAGAAGAAATTATTGTTGGACATGCCCATCACAGCAGAATAGCAACAGACAGAAGTGCTAATAGTTTTGGATATGCAACATTAACTCCCGAAGAATTACCTCCGGCAGGTCCTTACCCACAATGG